TGGAGAGAAGTGACCGAAAAACAATTTAAAAAATGGGGCGTCAAGTATCACAATTTAAAATTTGGCAAACCGATCTATGACTTGTTCATAGATGACAAAAATATTAACACAGATAGATTTTTTAAATAGGAGCAATTAAATGAAAGATCATAAATTATCAAATCAAGCCGTCGGAGCAATCATGATGGCCTTACAAAAATCTCTTATGGAGCAAACGGATATCGTTCCCGTTCTCCAAGAGTTTCAAATTCAAGTGGACGATTCCGGAGAGTTGGTTGTAATGAACCCACCAATGGTTAAAGCTGAGAAGCAAAAATCAACGGTCATAACTGACCTTGACATCAAAGGTCCTCTATAATGCCTAAATACTGTTATAAATGTTCTATTTGTGATAGTGAGGTAGAGGTAAGGCACGGGATGACGGAACGCCTTGAAGACTGTGAAGTTTGCGATAATGAGCAAGTTTTAACCCGAATCCCACAACTCACCAACTTTGTGAGAAAAGAAAACAAAGACTCACAACAAACTGGTGATTTAGTTAAAGAATATATTGAAGAAAATAAAAGAATCTTAAAAGACGAAAAAACAACAAGGATAGAATACAATGAGTAGTACGATAATTTTAGCAATAGTTTTAGCGCTCTCATTGCTATTCAACATTCTTATGTTTTGGTATTCTAGGCGAATAACGTCTAAATTAACGTTTATTTACGACAATATTAATGAAGTGTCCGATATCATTGCTAATTACGAAGCGCATCTGAAGTCCATATACGAAATGGAAATGTTTTATGGGGATGAAACATTGCAACATCTTTTGAACCACACAAAGTCTCTCGGCCTTATGCTAGAAGACTTTGAAGATCCGGAATTTTTCCTGGAGCAGTTTGAAGATGAGCCTGAAGATGCGCAGCCACAACAAGAGGAACAAATCAATGGCCAGACGACCCAAAACGAAGAGAATGTATTTTACGCAGGTTCACGAAGACGCGATAGTTAAGTACGCATCATCCGACTGCAGAAAAGAGAAGACTGAACTTTATGTTAAGCTTATTCAGCCTGCATTTAGCGAATTGGTTGACAAGATTGTATTCACATACAAATTTACAACATTACCGAATATCAATGAATTAAGAGAAGATTGCAAGATCTGGCTTACTACTATACTAGCAAAATACGATCCAAACAAGGGATCTAAGGCATTTTCCTATTTTAGTGTGATAACTAAGAACTGGTTTATCCATAAAGTCAAGCAGAGAGCAAAGAGAGCTAAACGAGAAGTTGACTATGAAGATGCTTTGAAAGAACTATCTTTTGAGCAGATTGTATATTATAATCCCTACCATGAAGATAAAGAAAAAGAAGAATTCTGGAAGCATTTGGAAGTTGAAATGGATGGTTGGGGCACAAATGATATGAATGATAATGAGAAAAAAGTTTATGAAGCAATCCGTGTTGTTCTTAACTCTGTTGAAGAGATTGAGATATTCAACAAGAAAGCAATCTATCTTTATCTTCGCGAGATAACCGGAATGAATACTAAGCAAATTGTAACTCAATTAAACAAGTTTCGCAAGAAATATAGGCTATTTAAGCAAGATTGGGATAATATAAATATTTGATTGGATCTATTTAATATATGAGTAAAAAAGTAGACGAACACCTAAAAGAAGCAATTGATAACATCCGAGAAGACCGTAAGATAACACGCGAACTTCTTGACGATGCTATCAAATTTGTTGCGAAAGACGAAGCAAGACATCAGCAGATTGGCATAACGTTGGCCAAATACGTTGAGACACTGCAGAGGTCAAATGAGCAGATTGTAAAAATTGCAGCTCTTATGTCAAAGAATGAAAAATCCGAAGGCTTAACTGATGATGATATGGATGATATCTATTCAATGATCAAAAAAGAGGACGACTGATGGCCTCTAATTTATTTACGTCTCTGTTTAATGCCCTATCAGATCCAAAATCTTATTATGCATTACAGAAAGAAATGAATCTTAGAGCCGTTGCTCAAACTTTCTTTAATTCTTTAGCAGGTAAAACTACGTTCGATGCTGTTATTCTTCCGGAAGATCTCGGCTCCATTAAGACTTTTGATGGTACCAAGGCTGTTAGGGTTAGACCAATTGGGATATATGATATGATAATCCCCGAGCCTTGTGTTTTCAAAGATCCTGCGACAATTAAAAGAATTCTAGCCCTACATCCCATAGCCTACCCAGATTCCAATGTATCAAGTGACGGAGGTGGTATTAAAACACCAGAACCCCAGCCATTTGATGGAAGAGTCGTTGAGTGCTTTTATCGTACTGGCCCACAGGAAAACGGCAAATTAAGGGGATTAACATATCGTCAAAAAAAAACAAATAGTGGTGGAAGAGGAATTAATCTAAAATGCTTGGAATCCGAAATGGAAGCAATGGGAGAAGGTGCTGCCGCATTTGATGCTGGAGGGTATACTCCAAACCCCACCGCACAAGGTCCCACAACAAAAGGTGTAGAGGATTTAAGATCAGAGTCTAAGTATTCTATTCCAGCTACTGGTCCAAAAACTATGAATCCCAAGCACATTGTAATACATTATGGAGCTGGAAATAGCGCCTTGGGTGAGCAGAAATATGGCGCCAGTAAAAGCCCTGATCCAGCTGGGTACCACTATGCTGTTACAAGATCAGGAAAGCTATATTATTTTAATGATGATAAAAAAAGAATAATACACGCTAGTAATAGATATTTTAATGATAACGCGATTGCAATAAATTTTGAAAACTTTGGTTTCGCCAGAGAAGGCATACCAGCTAAAGAAGACTGGATAAAATCTAGGAGCAACTATGACTCCGGAAGTGAAAAACTCTGGCAACCGTATACTGAAGAGCAATATGTAAAAGGATCAGAATTGCTAGCAGAAATATGCAAAAAATATAATTTGGACCCAACTGGCACTAATGAAGGATACCCAACAATTGTAGGGCACGACTACATAACCGCAAAAGTACCTGTGAGTGAAAGTGAAAAAAGGCCACTCAACAAAGTTAACCCAAAGAAAGCTAAATCAGACCCAGGGCCAGCTTTTGATATGCAAAGAATTAGAAACCTGGCCAAATCAAAATTACCTTATAGAGTAGTAGAGGAATCATTCTCTGTTGCACCAGAAGAAACGGGCGGTCAAGGCCCATTAAAATAGGATAAACAATGCCAATAGAAGATAACTGTAATAAGCTAGGAATAAACCTAGCAAACGTAACCGACGAAAAAACCAGAACAATGGTTGAAAAAGGAGTCGGCTTGATGTTCTGCTCTTCTTTCGCAGAATGTACACCAGAGTTCAACGCGGCTCCTTGTGAAACTGTGGTTTCCGGAGAATACAATTCTTTTGTCGTACTAGGCAGAGATAGAAACTCAACTTGGGCTTCCGGAAACGGAGGCAAAGGAATGCTTCAATGCGGTATGATTGATTTGGTCGCCGGTAGAGGGCAGTTGATTATAGCAGACAATAAAAAGAATAAAAAAGATATCTTACAGGGAGTCGGCTATGTTGGCCCTATGTTCCACTCCGACGCAGCAAGAATTTATATAACTCAAAAAGCGGAAGATATAGATCAATACTTTAGTCTCATGCCATCCAGTGGCCCAACCAGCAAGATGAAATCGGCTGTCGCAGCAAAGGCAGATCAAATAAGAATTATTGGCCGAGAGAAAGTAAGGATATATTGCGGTGCCGGAAAATGGGATGGTTTTGAGTCTGGTGTTGGTGAGACAAATTCTTTAGGTGAAAGACTCCAAGGGGGAATGATTGAATTGCAGGTTGGCGATGGAGAACTGCAACCAGTGGTTCGATCAGTACAACTGCAGGTACATTTATTAAAACTAAGCGGTGAAATGAAAAAATTACACAAGGCAATATTTGATATCAACTTGAACCTTGCAACTGTAAATGGTATCTGTTGTGGTATACCTGGAGCTGCCGCAGCAATATTGCCTTTCATGAAAGGGAACATTGAAGAAGCAACAATGTCTATAATAAAGACTTTTAACGAATATATTAGGCAAATCGATGCTTTGGATTCCGATCTAATAATGGGAGAAGGTAATATCCAGAGTGACTCGGTATTTACAACGTGAGGAAATAATGTCAGAATCAAAATTTAAAAATATACAAGAAGACGTGTGCTTCAAGAGCCCAGAGGAAGAAGAAGAGGAAATCTTAGAGCCAGATAAAATATGTCCGACTTGTATTCCAAACCAAAGCTATATTGAACCAGATTGGACTAAATTAGAAGAGCCATATCTCAATGAGAAAAAATGCGAGTATCAAGTTAAGGTTGTTATAAATATTGATGCTGAGGTCTATCATGATGGTCAACCATTCAAAGCAAACGATGTTGGTAGTAGAATATTTACGAAACTATCGGATTCTCCTTATGACTTTAATACTCTGCTTAAGTCTTATATACGACCGGGTGTCCGGAAGATGCTTCGTTTCTATGGAAAACTAGAAACAGATCAGATAGTTTGCGCCGCCCCACCAGAGTCTCAAGGTCAGATTTGCAAAGGAATATTTGGATCTAGTTATGAAGAATATGTAATTCGTACTCAAAGATTGACAGATGAAATAATCCCTCAAAGATTTGAGACTATTGACATTAATGAGCAAATCCTAATTGATAATCCAGACATCACCAATATGGAGGCTCTAGAATTAGTTGCAAGGGTACAGGATTATACATTTATAACCAATCAAAATGTGTTAATTGTTCTGGTAGGAGTACCGGCCTACCGCTTCGACGCAGTGCCTAATGCGCCTGATTTGGGATCGCTTAATACCTCAACTGATCAGGTGGTCATTAAGCCACCGGAGTTTATGCCGGCGATTGGTTTATTGATAGCAGCAATGACGTCATTCAAAACATTTCAAGCATACTTTTATAAAGAAGAAAATGCAAAGATATACTTTCAAGAAAGTGGTGGCCCCTTCTACGTTAAATTTTACGCAGAAGAAAGAATAAGTAAATTCGTTAATAAGCTAGACAAATTATTAGACAACAATGGCTTTGATCTCCGAGGGTTTTTGGATACCGGTAAGGACTCTTTTGATATTGCATACGAAATAGAAGTGTCTTTTGACAAAACAGACGAAGCAAACCCATTTGTCGTAAAGAATGTCCGTGCAAGAAAGATAAATTGTCCGTATATAGAGTGTAAAAAAGGACTTGATTCTTTCATAGAGTATTCCAAGACAGATCAGACAATGATGGGGTACTTCTCTAATATAAAAAATATAGCCACAACCCTACAGGCTAACAAAACCCCTCCGTGGCTTGACTTTATAGTTGACAACACGTTTCCACAATTGGCTATAAATTATGGAAGCTCCGATAATTTTGAGGATGATAGCTGCCTCTCAGTCAACTCGGATGATTTAAGTGATTTTATTCTAGAAGAAACTATGGATTTATTTAAATCCATTGAGTACAGCTACAACCAGAACAGGTGTAAAACAAAAGAAGAAGTACTAGCCAAAAATGCCGAGATACAAGATCTTTTTTCCGGTGACCCAGCATCTGCTAAGAAAATAGAGGAACTTCAGGCGACTTGGGCATATAGAACATCTCAAGTTAATAAGATAGGATCTGGAGTTCAAGTTGGGTTCAACACTTTTGTAGACGGATCAAAAAAGCTTTTCACAAAAAGTTCCGATTTTCAGAAACTTGGTCAAGCAGTTGGTAGTGGTCGTATATCGCCAAAGCAGGCTATATCAGAAATGATCGCCAACCTAAACCCTTGCGATTTTGCTGGTAACTTAAGTACATCAATGAAATGCTTGGCTGCTTCTTTGACACTAGATGAAGTTTACTACACTCTTATAAAGCAGATCATATCTTCTGTCGGTGAAGAAGCCTTAGAAATCATAATGCAGACCTTACCAGCCAATAAACAAGCAGAGATCCGAAAAGAAATAGAAAAGCAATTTAAAGATATGCCCTACCCATGGGATCCGGGCTGGCAAGGTGGCTCTCTTGGTAAAGCAGTTGATAGACAAGCTCGCTCCGATGTTAAAGATAAAGAAGAAAAACGAAACAAAGAAATTCATTCAAATCAACTATTAGCAGAAATAGAGTCAATGTCTTTGAATGAAAAAATTGTTAAAATTGAAGAAAGATTAGCAGAACTTAAAGACCCAGCGTTTTCTGAGCAATATAGAAGCAATATGCGCGAAAGAGTTGATTCATATGAGAGTGAAATAGCTGAGAATTTGTCGTTGGTGACAAATTATTCTAATTTAATACAGAATAATGATTCCCAAGCACTTGAGCTACAGTCTGAATTATCCGGATTACGACCTTCTGGTGGAAATGCTTTAGATGAGGCTCTGGCTCTTCTAGAACAATTACAAACAGATACACTATATTTAACGTCAAAGGTAGCGCGTTTAGAAGAAAGAAATGTTACTTTGACTTCTCTAGTTGATGACGTGTTTAATCAAGAAACCTTTCAAACTATACAAAAAGAAGAAATCAATTTACTAACAAGTGAATTGGAGAAAATAAAAGCCAAAAAGTTTGAATCTGATACAACAGCCCAGGATTTAAATGATTATAGAAATTTTGAAAACCTCTCAGAAGAAGATCAACAAGAAATAGTTGATAAGCAAAAAGAGAAAACAACAATAGTCGCAACAACGCCAAGTGACAAGATTCAACAAGGAACACTTGGAAAAGCTCTCGGTAATGTTCAGAAGGCATTGACTCAAGCGTATATTGACGAGATTATGAAGACTGCTTCTATCGGAGAGCTTCAAAGGGCAATTGAAAATATTCCCGGTGCGGATCTTTTAGGTAAATTAGTATCTCGCTTTAAATGTGGCTCTGATCCTCTGGTATATCCACCGATTGAGTCTTTTCTATCAACATTAACTTTTAATCCCTGCAAGGGAGGAAAGACACGTCTTTCCCTTCCACCAATACCGGAAATACCTACAAGTTTTAATTGGATGGAGTTGCTTGGCGAGGTTGTTTACGTTGGTTTAAGGGAGATATTGTCCCGCGTGTTAATTGCACTAATGGTAAAGGCCACTCAAGTGTTAGGCACAGATTTATGTCAGGTTGCAGGAAATCTTACCAGAAACCTTACTAACGATGGTGGTCTTGATGGTTTTATAGCAGATACTCTGTGTCCCGATCCCAAAACAAATGATGAAAGAGATAAAATAAATAATCAAGTCGCTGGTGCTGGAGGCGCAGCAGCAAAGGGAACTGAAGCAGTACAGGATTTAGTCAAATTGCTATCAGTTTCTGCTACTCAAAAAGAAATCAAACAAGCAATGACTGGACAGGGAGATCCAAATTTTTTAGACAATATTTCTTCATTGGTTAAAAGTGTTCTCCCTCAGTTTGCTGATATGTTTGCTGATCCTTCTTCTGCTGCTCAATATTTTGAGACAATGGGCAATATATTGACACCCGAGCAAAGACAAAATATAATAGACGAACTTGATTCTCCATTGGCCGATTATCCAGTTGAAACAAGCATATGTTTAACTAAAGAGCAAAAAGACTTGTGGGACCAAGAACGCATCGCGGCGTTTTCAGATCCGGAGTTGGGAGAAGAGTTTGTACGAAAGCAAGACGAAAAGGCTAAAAATGATCTCGCAGATACAGCAAATATTTTAATTAATGGTCCAGATCAACTGTTGCAGGATGCGATAGATGAAGCATTTAATCCAAAAGATCCAGACTGTAAAACTAATAAAGGTATCATTCCCAGTTTCTCTGATTATCCTCAGAACCGACAGGCAGCAATATCAAGTGCTATAGCGGGAATCTTCACAGGATTAGAAAGGGCTTTTATTGACGATACAATTGAGTGGAATATTTTCTCTTCTTTGTTTGGCTTTAACACACCTGGAATTCTTTCGATGATCCTTGCAAATAGAACGAACAAAGAAATAAACTGGCACATGCTTATCAAAAACAATCCTGTTTTAAATTTCCTTTTTGGCGGAGACAATGTTCTTCCGGAAACCATAGGGATTCAATTGAAAGATTATATTGAATCACAAGCTATAGATTACAAGCTGGGCAAAGACACAGTTTTTTATTATGATAATAACAAAGAGGATAATGCAAATTACACTAGCAGTATCAGTATCAATGATACTTTTGATCCAGTCGGAAAAATACTAGTAGCAGATGAAGAAAGTGATATACAAATTCTTAGCGATAATTTTCTAGAAATACCAGAGAAATACGAACCAAACCAAGGAGAGGTTTCTTTCCAAAACCCATTTGGCTCTTTAATATTGGGAAAAATGATTGAAGAGATATGGTCAGAATTTAGCGGTATAACAATAGAAAGTAACACAATATTTGAAGGAATGAATGCGGACTTATATGATAAGCTTCCAAAGACTTTTACTGTTAGACGGAACGGTGAATCTTCTGAAGGTTTTCTATATGGAAACGGAGATGGTGACATTGATGAAGAAACTGATTTGGTTTATGTTGGTCCAAATGGTGAAGAACCATATGAGGACTTTTTTACAAACGACGACAAAGTTCTTGGTAAGAGCAAAACAGAAAACCCAAGAGTTTATTTTTTAGATCCGCAAAGATACGGAGGAACCTATAGAAAGCCTAAGATTTATATTGCAGAGGCTCAACATACAGGTTGGCTTAATTTTTCAGAGATTATTGTGCCCTACCCAACCGGTTGTGATCCAAAGAACTCTAACTTTTTAATGCTAGACACACTTGTAAAAGATATTGATAAAATCAAGCAGAAGATACAAAACCATGAACTTCTTCCGTATTCTCCGGAGTGCACAACTGAGCTTCCTTTTGATAAAATAGCTAGTTCAGATACTCTTGCAACGATTGAGGGCATTATTAGAGCAACAATAAGAGTTCATTTAAGTGACTTTCTAATCCGCTCTTTTCCAATATTTTCCAATATACATTTGGAGATTGGAAGAAATTATGATAATATTACCCTCAACTACGTCACAGAAAAAATTTATAAAGGCTTGGTAGGTGAAACATCTATTTTTGCTTCAACTTACGAAGGCTACACTTATGCTTTGTTGTTTCTAGAACAGGTGGTCCAAGTTGTCCACCGAAAAGTCCGCAACGAACAAATGGGGAGCAATGAAGAGATTGAAAGTATTTTGGAAATCTGCGATACCCTACAGTCTCAGTATGCTTTGGTGGCAGTTACTCCAAAAGACTTAGAATATATTAACGAACCAGAAGAGAGAAGAGCAATTCTAGAAGCAGTTGGCGGAAACGCATATGCTCAAAGACTCCAAGAAATGACCCGACAAATAGAATCAGGAATTGCAATCATTGGGTCTGGAGGGCCTGATATTCTAAGATCTCTGTCTACTTTGGCCTTCAATACGCTCGGGCTTCCCATAGAGAGCGCCCGTTTTGCACAAAAAATAAACTCGCTCCATTCGGTTGTTGGCGATATAAAGAAATTATTAAAATATGTGGTCAAAGAAGAGATGGATCTTTATACGAAGATCCTCCGAGAATCAATTGAGCCAAGACCATACATTTACGACATCAAAAAATTCTTCATTGGCGGATCTCACATGCTTCTTGGAAAACAAATTGAAGCAGGTGTATACGATAATGAGGTTCCTATTGGCGGTGGCGTCGGAAACTTTCCATATGGTGATATAAATGATTGTGCAAAATCAAATATGATTCATCCACTAAACGGCGCAACCATAACAACAGAGCGTTTTGAGGAAATAAAAGAACGTGGCGGCTTTTACTTAGAGAAGTATGTTATATCTCAGCCAAAATCTGATTCTAGATTGGGAATTGTTAATCCAATCTCAGGTATACAAAATCTTGCTGAATTTAAGCAATTTCTCAATCAAAATCGCCTTGTATTTGATCCAACCTATAATGTGTCCGATTACTTTGGAGACGCCGTTCTGTCTGAAGACGAGAGGGAATATGAGGGAAGTATTGGTATCAAATATGGTGTTCGCCTGTGTTATCTTCCTCCATCTGGATATAATCCATTTGACTCTCAACTAGTCGGCTTAGATGGTGTGGCGACAGCTAGAAAGCACCGCAGTTTTGCGCTAAACCCCGCTTCTTTTGAAACAGATTCGGGCAACAAGCTATTAGAGTCTTCTCGCTACTCCTTTCCTATATGCTCATATGAACAAGACATTTTAGATGTAAAAATAGAGGAACTATTGGCTTCAAATGATAATCTAGATCAAGATCTTAAGTGCTATATTGATAAACTAGTCAAGACAGAAAACTACAAACATCTAGTCGACAATGTGCTTCAAGTAACAAAGATACCATCAACTTATCTAATATATTCGTATTTGAATTTTCTCCCTTCATTGGGATCTGAAAGTGAAAGAGATCCCGGAGATGATGAAAATATCATAGCACCTGATAGAATCGGAATGTTGTTCAACGACTCAAAAAGAGAGGCAAGAAAATTATTCGCTGCGTTTTATAAAAATGATGACAGAGATCCTCCAAACGAAGAACAAGACAACGAAGGTGTAGTCAAACATGCACAGAGATCGGTTCGTAATTCACTTAGGTTCTTAAATGATTCAGAGTTCTCTTGGGACATTAAAAGAAGAATAAAACGAGAATCTCCGCTTGATAAAGAGGGAAATTTATGTGAAAATAATTTTGGTAAGTTATTTAACTAGAGAGGATTGTAATATGCCAACACAAACAATAGCACCAAAAATACCACTACAGGTAAACGACGAGACCGGAAGATATGAAGTTTACGGTGTAACAGATCTCACCAAAGTAGTAGATCAGAATATTAAAATGACTCTGTTGACTTCACCTGGGGAACGTATAATGAATCCTGCTTTTGGAGTGGGACTTAGACAATATCTTTTTGAAAATAATACAACAATTACTAGAGGATCCAACGGACTACCGCCATTGCGCGAGAACATATTGTCACAATTATCAACATTTGTACCTTATATAGCAGTTCTAAACTTACAGATCAGTATATCTCCAGATTCCAATAGAATGAATATAAAAATAAAGTATTCGGTAACTGACAGCCCCACTTCTTCAACATTTGATTTGACAATCAATGAAGTTAATGACAACGTACTTTAAAATCCCAACAAAAACTACTTATTTTAGTTAAGAGGATTACAAATGCCAAAAAATAAAAATGTTGCCGTAAAATATACAAGTAGAGATTTTGAAAGCATCAAAGAGGATCTGGTACAATACGCAAAGAGATATTATCCGGATGGATATAGAGATTTTTCTGTAGCATCATTTGGCTCTTTAGTGTTGGATACTGTTGCATACACCGGCGATATTTTATCTTATTATCTGGACTATCATGTTAACGAGAGTTTTTTAGATACTTCATTGGAATTTGATAACATAAGAAAGCATGCTAGGGCATTCGGATACAAATTTGCCGGTGCACCATCCTCTTTTGGAACCGTATCACTATTTATCTTGTGTCCTGCGAATACTGATGGAACCGCACCTGATACAACCTACTTACCGGTTTTAAAAGCAGGAACCTCTTTCTCTACATCAGAAGGCGGGAATTTCATTTTAACAGAAGACATTGACTTTGCGGATGAATCTTCTGACGTTGTTGCAGCTAGATTCAACTCTACGACAGGCGCAACAACATATTTCGCTGTTAGAAACTTCGGACAAGTTCAATCTGGTGTACTAAACATAGCCACAGTTGACTTGAGCAATGATGCTTTTGAAAGATTTAAAAAGGTTCGTGTTGGGGGTTCAAATATAAGTGAAATTATATCTGTATATGATGCCTCGGGCAACCGTTATTACGAAGTAGACCATCTTTCACAAGAAGTTGTTTTTGTTGAAACAACAAACCAAAATGCAGCAACCGATGGTGTGAGATCAATTCTTAAACCCTTTGCAACAGCAAGAAGGTTTACCCTAGAACAAGATGACACAGGTACTTTCTTGCAATTTGGCTTTGGATCTGAGAATACAGACGATGGAGGTATAACTGATCCTTCACGAGTGGCTCTTAAGATGCTAGGAAAAGATTATATTTCCTCTAAATCTTTTGACCCAACCAAGTTGATTACCACAAACAAACTTGGCGTTGCTCCTTCAAATACGCAGCTGTCTATCATTTATCGCTCAAATTCTCCGCAGACTACAAATGTAGCTGCAAACTCTATCACATCAGTAAACTCTAAGACTTATGTTTTTCAGGATATAACAGTATTGACCAATTCGCAAAGAGCTTTTGTTGAAAATTCTTTGGAAGTGAACAATAACAATCCAATT